CACTACCAATTCAGCTATGGCTCCTTCGATATGACTACGCCACCCGTCCGACGACGCAAGGCCATCGAACGGGCTTTTGTAGCCGTTAGTTATCACCCTAAACATTCGCATGTAGCCAGCCATTCCCGCATGAAAGGCTTCGGCAGAATCAAGCGTAATTCGCATGATAACCCCCGTCCTTAAAAAGGTATGTCGTCGTCGACATTGACTGTAGTGGTTTTCTTTAGTGACCCTGACTCGACAGCGGCATATTCATGCTCGGTACGGTCGGCTAGTGTGTGATTCCAATCTAACGCCTCGGTAATTAAATCCCGAAGGTCTTTTAGGTCGTTAGCAAACAGGTACTTAGTTTCTTTATATTCGCCTGTCTCTTTGTTTTTGTAGGTTTTGCGAAAGGTAAAGCTTACGCCGCCACGGTCGTTTTCCCATGCAGCGATGTCGATTCCCTTATTGCGAAATGCCTTTTTTGGTTTGCCCATTGTATCTCCTTGTTGTCAATTAGACACCTGTGATGTAGCATGGGGCTGATCTGGTCGCAAGGTGTATTTATATGAACGAAACAAAAAACGAAGGATACGTGAGCAGCACAATTATAAAGAATTACTTTTCGATTCCGAAAAGCAGTTTTGAATTGCTGGTGAAGCAAGGGATGCCCCACATACGCATTGGTGCTGTACGTCGATTCCGTTTGTTGGAAGTTGAGTCATGGTTAATTGCACGAGGCGACGAAATGAAAAAACTAAAGGACGACCGACATGCAGCAAAAACATTACAAGGGATTATCCCTGACTGATTTACACAAAAGACTCTACGCAATCATGCCTGAGTTACCGCCTATCAGTACGCACAAAACTGGGACACACGGCACCTATAAAGCCATCGACCATGAGGGTAACGTCTACGAAGTAGAGATTTGGTACGTCGATAGTACCATGCACCGCAGAGAGCGATTGGTTATGAACTATGCTCTGCTCGCAGCGCAATCACATGATGCTGTTGAGCCAAGATTAAAACCGCACGAAGGGTGGAATGTAGATTGATTGTAGGGGTCTAATGGGGTACAAGTACGACAGATACAAACTTTTGTCGGTTGTATCCCCTTAGTTGAGCGGCGTTGGAGTAACATCCAGCGCCGTTTTTTATTGCCTACAGAGTGTCGGCTGATATTGTGGTGGAACTACTGACAGTGCCCACATCACTGTACCCCGCCTCATAGCGCCGCAACACGCTATGAGGCTTTTTTATTGGCTGGAGTGGTAGGGATCGAACCTACGACATGGCGATTAACAGTCGCCTGTTCTACCAACTGAACTACACTCCAGCAGGTTAATCTCTACCGAATAAAGCGTTCAGTGCGTCGAGTGTCCAAAGGATACCATCCACTTGTCCTTTCTCAAACTCACTAGAGCTTTCAAAAGGCATGACGGCGTTCACCCGTGCAGCGAACTGCTCAAGGTACTGAAGCACCTGCCTTGCGCCCACTGAATATGCTTCCGCATAGTCGGCGGCGTTTTGCGTCTGGTATTCGTTAGGTACAAACGCCTCAGCAAAGGTCACCGCATCTTCAGCTATTTGTCCCAAGGTTTTAGTCGTCATTTGCCACCCTCTGCTTGATAGCCTCTTCGATTAATTGCTTAATCGTTATACCTTCATTCACTGCTTGTTTTCGCACTTTATCCAACAGCTTAGTTTGGATGAATATGGTGTGCCGCTTGTAGCCTTTGGGCGCAGCGTCGTAGCTTGCACGTCCTGGAATTGGCTTACTCATTGTAGGCCTCATCAATGCAGGTGGTCAGTTTTTCAAGGCGTATAGGCGACTTCCAATGTGTTTCTGTGAGCCGCTTGGCATTGTTAGCCAAGAGGTACGTCTCAGCTACTTTAAGCTTGTCACCTTCTAGCGTCTCAAGGTTATAGTAGGTCGTAACAGCACGTCCTTTCTTAGCCTTCGGCGCTACGTCCTCGACTACCGCCGCCGCTGTATCCCAATCAGGGATATTGTCCTCTTCCTTTGCAATTACTTCCTTTTTAACTACGCCCAACACTTCGCCGGTTTTCTTGCTAACGATTAGCTCTTCGTCTGCCTTAACCTCAATAGCTGGCGCAGCCTTAGCGTGATGATGTCCGTACTCGCTAGGCATTTCTTCGGCTGTGTATAGGCCGCCTAGTTCCTGTACGAACGCCTCACGGATTGCCAACGACTTGGCGCACTTACTTAACATTATTGACGGCATCGTTTTCCAGATAGGACTTGGCTTACTGTACTCAGCCATATACGCCGTAGCTACCGATGGGAACCTGCGATCTTTGCGGTATACCTTGGCCGTTGCCGATACAAGCGATTTACCATCCCACTCAAACTCAACCTCCATTCCGTCGAACATCGGGTGTGAGTTAGCGATACGAAGAAACCCGTTTATGCCGGTCATGAGTTGGAGACGGCCGCCAGCCTTGATTGCCCAGACTTCTTTAGTCACAGGGTTTAAGCCGGTGCTTTTTACTATTTCCGCAAAAAGTGCAAACTCCGCATCAGTTAGCCCTGGTGCTACCGTGTTACGAAGTGCAGCCAGCATCTCAAACGGGTTGTTGTTGGTTGTTGTTAATTCCTTAGTCATAAAATCCTACTGATAAAATACCCAATTACTTTGTCTTACATCACACGAGATAGCGCAATCACTTTGCTTGCATATCTTTCACCCTCCCTACATTTGACCCGCCCGCAGTTGTAAACCGTCAGCGCTTTTTTTAGATCGCCGTGCTGGTCTAGTTCTTCGGCTAGTATCTGAGCCCCGCACCGCACGTTGTGGACCGCATCCCATAACTTTTGGTCATGAGATAAGCCGCACCGTTTAGCGTTAAACGGCATGATCTGAGCCACCCCACGAGCGCCTACAGGCGATAGTGCATCCGGTCGATAACTACTCTCGACCTGCACTAAAGCCCGCAGGACGCTCCTAGACACCTTCCAGGCATCAGCCGCCCTATCAATCTCACTCTCGATTATCGTTCGTGTAGGCGTGACGTAGAGGCCAAAGAACCGCTGTACATGAAAGCGCAGGTTGTTAGCCGGTGGCACAAACAGCGCCGCCGCCAATAGCAGGACGACTAAACCGCCGCCGCCCTGCTTTTGACCCTGGCTCATTTACGCCGTCCTAGTTGTTGCACTTGTTCAATCGGGTCGTTGCCAAACACTTGCGTCTGAATACCGATCCAGCAGGTCACGCACCCCACGAAAAACGCAACGTGAAGCAGAGACACAATAATCCCCGTTGGTGTGAATAGTAGTTGTTTGATGTTCTCAATCATGTCGTCACCTATTTCAGTTCTGTAGTCTGTTGTGAGTAGCAATCAACAAAGTAGCATTTCAACGGCACACGGTTTTCGACATTTGTACGGCTGGAATCTTGGCGCTCATCCACACGATACACGCCTAATTTGCCGCCGACCTCAATGCCCGTACACGCTGAACAGCACAACACGATCAGGCCCACGATAAACTTAAATACGTTACTTATTACTTTCATTGTCTTTTTCTCCTTAGTTAAACTGAGCCTTCAACTAGCACCCACGCCGCCGCCTCGTTGAGACGGTAGCGAAGGGACTATTCTAAGCCATACGGGTTGATGGGATTACCTAACGCATCATTTGGCACAACTTTCTGGATCGTTTGTTGCCGTGTTGCGTTCCAATCTCCTAGTAATTGCCGCCCAACGTCAGGCCGTTCCCGTGTCTCGGAGATAATGCTGTAACCGGTCCCCCATGGCCCACGGTCACGAGGTACAGGTAACACCGGCTGAACGGCTATACCGTAGGGTGGTGGATAATATGGGGCTTCTAAGCTATTGGCTGGACCCGTTGGGACCTCTAGTTCTCCTATGAGGCCTTGAGCCGTTGCCACGGCTGGCATAAATGCAAAGGTAAAAAGAATTGTTTTCATGATGTAGCCTTTTTAATTTCCCGGTATTTTTTACCGTAATCCCGTAGTTTCTCTCTGTTTTTTTTATAATATTCCCGAGCTTTTTCTTTGCGCCTTTCGGCGTTTTTATCCCTCCATTCCAGTACGAGCTGGTTTTGCCGGTTCAAATGATTGCGCCGTTGTGCGTAGAATTCTCGATATAGAGCCGCCTGTTCGCCTTCAGTAAGTAAATCAGGATCGACCCATTTAATGCGGCGATCAGGATCTCCAGTTACCGTTAGTTTTTTAGTTCGTGCTTTTTTAGCTTTTTGTTCCATGCCGTCACCTAATTAAACCAACGAGATTGAATACCTCGACCAAATTCCCGCTTGAAGTAGGCCCGCTTATCATCGGCGGTGGGTCGTTCCGACCAGTTCCACAAAACGGAAGCAAGCACGGCGCAAGCCGCCGCACGGTATTCAGTAGGCCAGTATTGTCCCACGCAGTAGCTGAACCGTTTGGTTTCTGGGTGATAGGTCAAACGACCTGAGAACGTCCGTTTCGTAGCGGCTAAAATATCCTCTACGGTAACAGACGGCGAGCGATATATAGCGCCTAGCAATGTGCGAGCGTCACGACCCTCACGAAGAATCTCACGGTATTCAGCCGCAAAGGCTTTACGACCTTCCGTGTCCCTCCAATCGCTGATGTAGTTTCTAGGATCCATGCCGGTCCGCTGATTGATGTGAATCAAAAAAGCGTCCAATACTTCTTGTTTAGTTGGTGTAGTTTTTTTCGGTTCCATATTGTCCCTTAGTTAGTTAAACGATGTAGGATGTATGCTAGCATGATTATGATTCTTCGCAATGGCTAGAATGAGAGAAACAGCACTAGGCAGAAAAAAAGGTTTAGGCCTAGCACTGCGCCAAGGCATAAATCCCCCATGATGCTACCTGATACTGTATACTCTTGTTTGATACGTGCTTTATTCATTGTGTCTCCTTAGTTGTTATTTATTTGTTATCAAGCGATTCTTTTTAACTGTATAGGTTATTTCCGTGCCGTCTCTTAATTCAATAATTAACTGATATGTTCCGCCTCTATCTCTGGCCCAGGCGCGAAGAGCAATCAGATTCGAGAAATTGCAAGAATCAAATGTACACCCTTGGGTGTTGCGCAAGTGGGCTCTGTATTTTGCAGTAATAGTCATGTCGTATCTCCTTAGTTGGTTGGCGTAATGCCTACCAATAACACCCCCCGTAGGGGGTGCCCTGCTAGTCACTAGGCTATTTGGTTGATAGCGTTAATCCAGTACCGTGCATGGTTGCAGTCAAATTTTGCTAGTTCATTTAGAAGCTTCGTTCGGCTACCTTTGTAATAAAAACAGTAATCAGCGGCTCGCTTAATTAACCGTTCTGGAGTGATACAAGGGATGTTGATTAAGTCTAATGCGTTCATGTTATCTCCTTAGTTGGGGGTATATCGTCACCCCATGTACTACATAGTATATGATTAGACTATGTATGACAAGTAAAAGATTCAAAAAATATATAAACTTTTATTCTCATATCTTTCAGGTAGTTAGGTAGTATTCAGAAAAAAGATGCAAAAAAGTGAAAAAAGTTTTGAATAAAATCGGGGTCCACTTCGTCAACTAGCGTAAGCTTGAATCGCAGTGGCGACGATCCTTTGTAACGGGTCGCGTAGCGTAGGTGCACAAACGCACAGGCGACATCGCAAGCGACCATCTAAAAGATATATATATTTATTTTCTTGGTGCACGTTACGCACAGGCGACATAAGCAAGGTATTGTTCACCATTGGTACCTCTTGTACCGTGTAGCTATCACGAAGATATCGGTAGTGTAATAATGGTGCAGAAGGTAGCAGATAAGTGGTTTATAGGGTCCTATCGCCATCTGCAGCCATATCCTAAGGGTAACCTATACTATGAGGTACGTAAGTATATGGGCCTCTCTCAGACTCGTATAGCGGCTCTATTCGGGTGTACCGTACGCTCATGGCAATACAGAGAGAGAGGTAAACGTATGTATCATTGCGCAGAAGTAGCGGCACTCTATGAACTGAGCGGCATGGATCCACAAACATTTGTACAATTTCTTAAGGATGTCGCATAGTTACTGCCATGGTGACTGATAAGAAGACTTATCGGTCAATTATCGAATCCGTTGAGGTTAGCTCCTAACATGTTGATATCCTTACGCCAGTTTTTCAAAATCCAAACCAATTTGAAAACTCGTCGGGTACCGGTACCTGTATATCCAACCCCGCATATAAAATTCCGGTCCCACATTCTCAAACACTTTTCTATTATTGGAGCTTAGTTTTTCTATGGCAGATGAAATTAAAGAGGGGGGTGCTTTGCCTGAAAGTGAGGAGGATAAAAATTCTGAGGTAGAGGTGTTACCGCCTGTACTGACGGAGAAGGCTGTAACTAGGCACCATGTGAGGGATGAGCGGTTGGCTAGTCAGATTAGAGACCTTGGGAGATTGGGGTTGTCGAAGGGTAATGTGGCCATAGCGGCTAGGATTGGAGAAGTGGTGTTTAGGAAGTACTACTTAGAGGATTACTTGCAGGGTCAGACTGAGATGCAAAAGGGTTTGGCGACGGTAGCTGTGGAGCAGGCGTTGGGAGGTAATACGCCTGTGTTGATACACCTGTTAAAGACTAAGTTGGGATGGAATGAGACTCAGGTGATTGAGCATACGGGTGAAGTTAGGAGTGTGGTTAGTGCTAAGCCAATGACGAAGGAAGAGTTTGTTCAGCGGTATTTGACGAAGGATGAGGATGAAGGTTGAGTATCGTAAGAGGATTAAGAGAGTATCAGGGAGTCTAACGGAAAAGGTCTGGTACTTTAGGTGTCCAAACTGTACTATGCCGAAGATAGTTGTGACTAAGTTGTTGCATGCGGAATGTGGTGGTCGTTATTGCCGAGGGAGGGTGTACCTACCGAAGCATAAGATTACTGAGAGTCAGTATAGGGAGTCAGTTTGTGAGTGATGAGGTGGTGAAGCCGTTAAAGGTGCCTTTGAGTGAGTTGTTGCGACTTGCTCAAGAGACTGCGGAGGATGACATCCGGCAGGAAGATAGGGACAAGTTGACTGAGCGGGTAATGGAAGCGGTTAAAGGGGTAAAAGTAGATGAAGTATAGTTTAGTTGGAGAATTACCACGGCATATCTACTGCTTTGTCGATAGCAACTTCACGCATACTGAATCTCAAGGCTTTTTGCCGTGTGTTTGGTTTGGCTTGGTGTCATATCCAGGCAGAACGTGGGGTTGCACGGTGATGTTGGAGTCTGGAGCGATTTACAGGAACGTTCCAGCTCATGCGATAGCGTTTGATGAGGACCCACAGTATCCCTGGTTCCCAGATGAGGCTCAGAGTTATGACTGTTACGGAGAACGATTTACGACACTAGAATATGCCTACCTTTCTGGCTTGGATTGTAAAGCTAAGTGCAAGGATATCCCGTATGAAGGTAAATATCTATTTACCGCTGCTCCGGTAGGTGACGGCTATAGTGCGTATCCAGAGCAAGCCAAGGAGTTCTGCTTCATTCAGCTTGATAACGGACGTCTGACCATCCAGCCGACTAATCATGTGGTGTTTAGAGAGCGTAGTTTTACCGACAATAAGCTGGAGTTTCCTAGCGGTTTACGACGACAAACAGACGTATGGAGTGCGGAATGAAAACACCTGAAGAGTTGGCAGAGGAGTTTGCGGAATTGTTTGCTGGCGAGCGTAGAAAAACTATTGCTAGAAAAAGCTGGTGGACTGGCTACCAAGCCGCACAAGAGCACGCACACGCTGCACTGGAGGAGGCGAAGGCTAGAATGGAGGAAATAAAGGATCAGGTTGCTGGCGTCAGCAAGGTGATGCCGGATACTTGCGAGCATATTCTCGACATGGAGAAAATGGTGGATGTAAATGGTTGGATCAGCGTAGATGAGAGGCTGCCGGAGCTAGGGCAAAAAGTCCTTGTTTGGTATGATAATGGCTACGAGGTAGCTTACTTGCAAAAATTTGAGCCGCCTAAATTGCAATATCCGCAGTTTAACAACGTAGAGATGTTTGAGTGGTGTTTTGGAGACTTTGAAGATTTTGACGTCACCCACTGGATGCCGCTACCTAAGCCACCGGAGGAATAATGGGAATTGAGCATAGGATGAAAGACGAGGAACCGCAGTCAAGGCGATGTCCCTGCTGTCTCCATTTAAGCACGCTATCAACAAAAGACGGGCATGATTACTACTTTTACTGTCAGAATCCCAACTGCTCGGCAGAGCGCATTTATGGTAGTAATTCTGTAATGATGTCTGGTCACAACGTGGTAAAAAGCGATGACGATTCCTAGATATTGGCAATGTCCCCACTGCAAAGAAGTCTATATGGTAGATGAAGGGTTTCTACCTGATCTGACTCAGTGTGAAGAGTGCGAAGAAGAAGTATCGCCTAAAGAGTGCGAGATGGATGAACTGGATTTTTGGGCATACTGCAACGACCTTAAAAACGGGTATTAGTGGACGAATACAAGCCAGACATTGACGAGCATATTGTATGGTGTCCACAAACCGGGCCTCAGGAAGCTCTCATTCATTGTCCGATTACCTTGGTTGGCTACGGCGGCGCACGAGGTGGTGGTAAAACAGACGGTGTTTTAGGTAAATTTGCTATAAAGCAAGAGCAGCTTGGGGTGGACTTTAACGCCATCTTCTTCCGTAAAGAGTTACCCCAGGCAGATGACCTTATTGAACGTGCCAAACAGATTTACCTGCCGCTAAACGCTCACTATCAAGACCAGAAAAAGCAGTTTACGTTCCCTAAAGGAGGACGTTTACGGTTTCGTCCCATGGCTAATGATGCCGATGCAGAGAAGTATCAGGGTCAAAACTTGTCAGATTGCGCTATAGAAGAAGCCGGTAACTACTCCGACCCAAGCTGTATTTGGAAGCTATTTGGAGCGTTGCGAGGTAGAGGTGGTGGACAAATCCTTTTGACCTTTAACCCAGGCGGCGTAGGCCACGGATGGCTTAAAGAGCTGTTTATCAAGCCAGCGCCAAAGGGCATGAAGGTTTTACGCAAAGACCTCCCAAACGGGGCGTACTTTGAATACATCTACATTCCGAGCAGGGTACACGATAACCAAATTCTCTTGGCTCGTGACCCTGAATACATTAACCGCCTACACATGGTCGGCAGTCCTGAACTTGTCCGAGCATGGCTAGAGGGAGACTTTGAAATTCATGAAGGCTCTTATTTTCCTGAATTTTCTTCACGCCATATTGTTGCACCTTTTAACGTACCTAAGCATTGGCCTCGTTACCTTGGGTACGATTGGGGCTATCGTTCTCCTTTCGCCGCTGTATGGGGCGCTGTATCTAGTGGGCGGGATGATAGAGGCAATGAAGTACCGTACCCTAAAGGCTCAATTATCATATATCGAGAAATGTGGGGCAAAGGAGTTGATAATGTTGAACAAGCTAATCGAATTGCAGCGGCCTCCGTCGGAGAAAATCCAGTAGCCGTAGCAGACCCTTCCATCTTCAGCCACGAGGGAGGACCAAGCATTAACGACCAGTTTACGGCGGTCTTTGTTAAGTACAAGCACCCATCGTTTCGGGGCGCAGACAATGATCGGATTTCCGGCTGGTCCCAGATACGGCAGCGGCTCATAGCTAAGCCTCCGCTTCTATACATCTTTACGAGTTGCCCATACTTGCTAGAAACTCTACCATCCATGTCAATAGACAAACGCAACCCAGAGGATATGGATACGTCGGGTAACGACCACGCCGTAGATGCCTTGCGATACCTCTGCAAAGCTAGGTTAATAGACTCTAAGTGGGAACAACCTGCGGAAGTCTTTAACAAAGGTTTGATTAAGCTACAGGCGTATATCTCGCAGATGAGACAGCAACAGGGACGAGCCAAAATATGAAATTGCAGCCTAAACCTCTCGTTGAAAAGTATTCCGCTCGTTGGTGGAAGTCTCAACTCACTCAAGCCGAGGAGCGCCGCAAAAAGTTTATACAAGCCGCTGAAGAATCCATCCGAGTGTATAACGCTCAAAAACAGGTGGGGATTCTTAACGATGCAGAAAGACGACTTAATGTTTGGTGGTATTGTATCAATACTCTTCTACCTGCTTACTATTCTTCCACGCCAAAAGCGGAAGTAAACCTTCGTAAGCACTCAGGCAGTATGCCATATCAGCTTGGGTCAGTTGTCATCGAGCGAAACACTCAGTATGCCATGGACTGCCACTTTGACTTTGACAAGGTAGGCTACCAAAGCGCCTTGCTATTCCTTGCGGTCGGCGAATCCGTTCTTTGGGCTCGGTATATACCGAAGTTTGAAAAGGTAACAGAGGAATTTGCTGTTATTCGTGACCCTTCGGGACAACTTATTGACGGCAAAGGTGGACCCTTTGACGGTGACGAGTCAGAGCTTACAGAAGCTGAAGGCGGTATCCTTATTGGTACGGCAGAAGTTGAAAAGAAGGTGTCTGAAAAGGCTATTCTTGAGGTTATTCAGTATACCGACTATTTCTGCTCAGATGCTCGAAACGAGCAAGAGATAGAATGGCAGGGTCGTCGTGCGTTCATGGACCGAGCGCAAGCCGAAACTATGTTCGGTAAAAAAGTGGCTGAAGAGCTTTCTTACGACAGTTTCCCAGAGGTGTTGAAAAAAGACATTGCTCGCAAAGACGATAAGTTTGAGGGCAAAGCCGAGATTTACGAGATTTGGTGCGAAGCAACCAACAAGGTTTATTGGCTTCAAAAGGGTGGCGAAAAAACTCTTATTGAAGAGTCAGAGCCGCCTATTAAGTTTGAGAAGTTTTACCCATGCGTGGTTATTCGTCAGTCAGTAGACCCTGACAGCGTAATCCCTGTTTCAGACTATAGCCACGTTAAAGACCAAATCCTCGAAGTAGAGCGGCTTACAACCCGTATTCACGCAGTTACTCAGGCCATTCGTACGAACAGCCTTTACGATGCGACTTTGGGGAACCAAGTTGAAATGCTCATGTCTGGCGACCTAAAACTTATTCCGGTCACTAATTGGCCGTCGTATAAGCAGCGTGGCGGCCTTGCTGCTGGCATTGAGGCGATGAACATTGAGCCATATATCAATGCTCTTAACATCCTTCAGACGGCACGGCAGACAGCTTTAGAGCAGCTTTACGAAACGCTTAAAGTGTCTGACTTGCTTCGTGGAACAAGCGAGCAATACAAGTCAGCTACGGCTAATCGATTAGAGAATCAATGGTCGTCGCTCGGTCTCATCGTGCGACAAAACATGTTCTCTAAGTTTGTGTCGGACGCTATCAGCAATCTGGCAGTAATTATCTGCGAACAGTTTGACGAACAGACTATCATGGAGGTAGCCGATGCCGACTCTCTCATTGAACCAACGCTGCCGCCTCCGCCACCAATGCCAGAGCCGATGCAAGAGCCAATGCCACAGGATGATACAGGTATGGCACCGCCACCTCCACCGGCACCTATGGCACCGCCTTATGATCCTCTTGCAGAAATCGACAAAGTTAAGCAGCAGATTATGCAAATTCTTCGGGACGATAAGAAACGAAGTTACCGCATCCAAATTGCTTCGGATTCTATGGTTGCAATCGACCAAGCGCAGCAACAGCAAGAAGCGACCGCATTAATGCAAACTGCCGGTCAATTCTTTGACCAGATGCGAGGCTTGGTAGACCAATACCCACCTTTGTTGCAGTTCTCAATCGCACTCTTTCAGAACATGATTAAGCGTTACAAGGGAGGCAAAGAGGTCGATGGCTTATTTACTTCAGCCCTTATGCAAATTGGTGAAATTGCTAAAGCGAAGGAGGAAGCAGCTAAGCAACCGCCGCCGCCGGATCCAGTTATGCAAGAGGTCCAAGGCCGGTTGCAGATAGCGCAAATCGAATCGCAAGCCAGACTGCAAGCTACGCAAATGGACATGCAGGATAAGGCAGCTAAGAATCAACTTAGCTACCAAGACCAGCAGCTCAAGATGCAGCGTGATCAACTGGAAACGCAGCTTCTTATGCAGAAGCAGCAATTTGAGGAATACGTTAAGCAACAAGAGCTTGCGCTTTCACAACAAGAGCTTCAGATTAAGCAATCAGCAGTGCAAGTTGATGTGCTTAAAGTACAAGCTATGTCTGAGTCTGACGCTAACAAGCAAGCCATTACCCAGGAAACAAACCGCATGGCGCAAATGCTTGATCTTCAAAAGCTGGAGCTTGAGCAGATGCGTATCAAAGTCTCTGAGACCGAAAAGCTCATGGAAGAGAGACGGTTGGCATCTGATAGCGAGCTTGAGCGAATCCGACTTAGCATGGATGCCATTCAGAAAAAAAGAAAGGCAACTATAATCAACGACACTCAAGGTAACCCGATTGGAATAGACATTCAGGATATTATTGAATGAGTACTGTAGTAT